GTCAGGTCGTAACCATAGATGAATACATCTGCGGTTGCGGCAGCGCCTTGGGCGGTGGTGCAACGAATATACAGGGGTGTGCCCGTAATCGATGCGGTTGAGGTTGCGGCGGTCACAACAACAGCGGTGGTCGAGTTATTACCCGACAACGCATATGCTGATTTGACTGCTGTACCAGTAGCGCCTGGGCCTGTGTACACGGCAAGTTGTGCCGTGGTCAAGCTGATGCTGGCGTTTGCAACAATGATGCTCTGAACGCTGACGTTACCAGCCACCAAAATGGGGGCGATAGTGTCAGCACCAGCGTTCATGTTCACGCCTTGGGCAGAGGCAATCAAGCGCAATGCTTGATTGGTTGCCAAGTTACTGGGATGGTTGGTGGTGGTGCTTGCTGCGCCTGGATTAGACATGATTAAAGTCCTTTCAATGTTTATTAAGCTGCAACTCGGCAAGCGAGTTCGGGATACAGAGGGGCCCAGCCATACAACACATCCACACGGGTGGGGATAGAGTCGTTATTGATGGTGTACTGACGCACAACACGCATTGACAGGCCCAGTTCCTTGTCGCTTGCACGACCAGCAAACACAACCCCATCAGGCAATTCCAAGTCAGCCGTTGCCAAGGTGAATGCGTTTTTGTGCATCACGATGTTTTGGGGAGACACAGTGCCAGTGTTGTTGAACGGGGTCACAACTGCGGTGCTGCTGGTGCTGGTAATGGTGACGTTCTGGAACTGACCACCAGTGATGATGGCAGGAGAAACGGTCACGGCAGTACCGCCGCCAGTTGCAACAGCGGTGGTCGAGGTCACCACAAAGCTACGCAACTTGCCCGAACCATATGCGCTACGGTTTTGGGGGTTGACAGCGTACACGCCAGCGATCTGGATGGTGTCGCCCTGGTTCAGCGTCAAGCCAGTAGATGCCACCAAAGTGACGCTGCTGGTTTGTGCCCAACCCGTGCTGATGCCAATGCTGGTGGTGTTGGTGGCGAGGGTGTAACCGCTGTAAGAACCAAAGGTTTGGTTCACAACGTTTTGATCCATCTTCCAATTCATACCAGCAGAATCACGGCCCATCATGCCTTTTTGGTATTGCTTGCCAATCACATCGGATGGGACAAACAAACCCTTCAAGCTGTCAACAATGGTTGCGCCCGTGAAAGGCTCAACAATGCAAGAACGGCGACCGTCACGGGGTGCGCCCTCGCTGTCCAAATACGCACCAGCGGTCAAGTAGGTGAGCAAGGAGGTGGGAGGCGTTCCAGCCGTACCAACGATGTTGGCGGTGTTGTTCTTTGCCATCGTCAGACCGTCAAAGTCGATCTTGTTGGCAACAGCAGCCACAGCGGGTTTCAGCACTCGGTCAGAGAACATATCCAATGACAAGGCCAAATCTTGCGTGGTGAACTGGGTATCAACGTGGAACTGCGTGGTCAAAGTGACAGGCACAGAAGTCTCGTTGAAGTCCTCAACGTTCAATGCTGGGCCAGTAGTTCCGATGAAACGACCAGGACGGCGAACGTTTAGGGTGTTACCGATCTTTGCGCCGCTAACGGCAAATTGATCGTCATAGTTGCGGTCAACCTCGCTGGAGAAGGTCAATTCGTTTTCCAAAACCATCAACGCTTCGTTGGTGATCATGGAGATGGTAAGCAGATTGTTGCTCATTTCATTTCCTTAAAAAAATATTGATTTAGCGGATTCGCCCTGCCATTCGTGCGGCTTTGTAGGCTTGATATGACCCTTCAAATTTACCATCGCTGGTAAGGGGTACATCCCTGCCGTTTGCCGCCGATCTGATTGGGTTAATCGGCGCTGGCGCTTTACTTTTCCCAGCAACAGTCTTAGATGTTGGCTCAGTTTTTTCAAACTGCGCCTCTAGCTTTCCAATGCTTCGTAAGGCCGATGCCACAGTCATGCCTGAGAGTTTCTCTGCAACATCAGGATTTTCGGCAAGGTGGTAAAGAATGCGTGGCCCTACATCTGATTCAAAGATTGCGTCCCGCACTTCGTTGCTCACAACAACGTCAGCAGACCCAACCATGTCATCGAAATCAGGCATCTCAGACTTGGCAGCTTTAACCCGTTCAGTCCAGGTGTTGATCACCTTTTCCCGTTCGGCTTGCTGTTTCGCCTGTGCGTCCTTCTGCTTTTCCTCGCCTAACCTTTGTTCAACCCGATAGTCTGTCAACGCCTTGGCGTATTCGTACATATCGGAAAAATTCTCCGGCTTGGGTTCACCAGTTGGCTGGGTTTCAGCTTGCGGCTTTGCCCGACCTTCTAATTCCCTAACTTTGGCCTCTAAAGATTCCCGCGCTTCCCGTTCCCGCTTGGCTTCTTGCCTTGCTTCCTCGCGTTGCTTGGTTATCTTTTCAAACCTTAATTCCAGCTTTGGATTGCGTTTTCTTTCCTCTGTCGCTGTTGCTTCATCTTCCCCAAGCGGCTCACTCTGGCTTTGCGTTTCTGTCGGCTCTGTGGGAGTTTTCTCAACCACAGCCTCAACAGGCGCTTTGTCAGCTAAACCCATCTTCTTGGCGTTGAACTCAGCTAAATTCTCACTTGTTACCACGTTAGCGGCAACTTTTGGTGCTTCTTGCACTTCAGACATGGATTACTCCAAGGATTTACCCAGTTGACCCAACTGGTAAGGTTTGGGGCGATATTACCCGAAATCATGTCAATGTCAATTACTGTGGCATTCCTTGAATAAAGGGGCTAGCACCTTGGCTAATATCCTGGGCGGCAAACTGGGCATATTGGCCTTGTTCAGCGTTCAATCGCTCAATTTCGCCCATCAATTGGTCAGGTGACATTCTTGCCAGCAGTATTTTGACCAAGGCATCAATTTCGGTCTTATTCTGGCTAGTGATGCTGCGGGTGTTTTGGTCATTAACCCGCACCTCTGCCATCGTTTCGGTGTTATGCGCCCGTGCGGTCACATCCATCAGCTTGCGTCTGGTTGCGCCTTCTTCCTTAACTTGGGCAACTTGCATTCTGTTGTTAATCTCCAGACCCGCCGCTTGCAATTGCTGTTGCAGTTGCTGAATCATTTGCTCAGACTGTGCCAAGCGCATTTGGGCTTCGGGCGGTATATCTGATTTCTCGTCAATGTTTGCCATCGGATTCATGGCGGCAAGGCGATCAGCAATCACATCAGCCCCAGGGAAGTCCATGTTTCTGAACACCAAATCGCCTGCGATATTGAACAATTCCTGATTACCCGTCAGCAAAGGCATCATGGATTCAACCGCTTGCTGGCGCTTGGTCTGGAATCCTGGGCCTGTGTCCATCACCACATCGTATTCACCCACAGTCACATCGTTTAATACTTCGCCAATTTCGTTTGTCTCGTTGATGGTGGTCATATCGGGCTGACCATCCGAACCAATAATCCGCATCACCCGCTGGGTGTCGTAAATATGGGGTATTAGGTCAAGAATGATGCGCCCTGTTTGAGCAATAGAACGGGTCAAATTGTCGTAAAAATGGAAGTTAGACAGATCAACCTGATTCTGTTGCCCTGCCAATGCCTTGCCTGAGATATTTCCGCTTGGCAATTGGCTTGGGTCAAGAATACCCAGCACCATCTGCAAATCAGCAGAAATTGCACCCGCCGCTTCCATGATTCCTGCGGGTGGCGGCTCGGGTTGCAGTCGCTGCGGTACAGGGGCTGGTACGCCCTCAATGTCTTTTTGCTTGTACCGCAGCACAGGCATGGACTTGATGTTTGCCATTGCCCATTCGTTCTCGTGGCCCTCGTCTTGGCCCTCTGCCAGCAGCCATTTGGCCTTGGGTGCAAGCGCAACCGATTCGGTCATGCTGGTGCGCCAGAAGTTATACATCCGCTGGGGGTCTTTGGCAAACCGAACCAGGCCATATTTCTTGCGCTTATCGTCCACAATCACCTGTGCGCCATAAACAGGCACGACAGGGATATATTTCCCCGCCCAGGTCTTTTCCTCGAGCACTTCCATTGCGGTCATCTTGGCCCATTTAACGGCCTTGCGGAACGATTCCCGTTCATCCACCACAGTCAACCCTGCGGCCTCAACCCGTTTAAAGAATCCATCGCTGTCAGCAAATGACGTTGTGCCATCACTCAACAGGTACAGCTTGGCACGTTCACGCTCAATCCAGAAGTATTCGGCAATCCGAATGTCCTCTTTGGTAATCCA